TCCGAGGTCTTTACAGATACTATCCTGAATAGTCACTGTAATGTTATTTTTATTTATCTTTGGCAAAAAAAGTTAAAAAACAGAAAGTATGACGTTTGCCAACTACTACCAACTAGGTGCATTTAACGGTTCTCTTTCTGTTTTTAGTTTTTGCGGAAAATTATTCGTCTCCAATTGCAATTAAGAATGAAGGTACATTGTATTTTTCATCGTTAAAATCTGTTCCAATTAAGTTACCCTCTTCATCACAATTTCCGCCAAAAACTACATAACCACTTTCTTCAAATTTTGCAGGTTCTATTACATCTTTATTGTTTAAAACCAATACCTCTAAATTGTCAAAATCTTGTTGGCTTACTCCTTCAGGTAATTCTAATAATATTTTTAATTCTTTTACTGTCATTTTATTTTTATTTAGTTATTAATATTTTTTACTCAATAATCTTAATTGCTCTTGTAGTTCTAAAACTTTTTTTAAATTTTAATTATTTCTTTGTCTGTAATATTGAACCTCTTTATTCTTTTCTTTGATAGTTTGTTTTAATTTATCGTTTTGTCTTTGTAATACTTGAATCATAATTTTCTGTTTTAGTTGTTTTGCGCCGAAAAAAATTAAAAAGAAACAGATAAGGATTTACTTCAAAAGTTTTAACAGCTCTACAGTACACTGCCTATCGTCACTTTTTAAACACCTTATCATCCGTTAACTGTGAATTGGATTGTTTCTTAAAAAATAAAAGGCTAAAATCACGTAAGCTCATAGCCCATTACGACTGATTACACATTTCTGCTGATTCTATTTACTGACTAATTTTAAAGCTTGCACCTTTTATTTTACAAATGTAATTGTTTTATTTGTATTAACCAAATTTTTTTCTGTTTTTTATTATTTTTTCGGAATTTTAAAGCAAATGTTCAAAATCTTTTTTGTATCTTAAATTTGTCTTATTAGGTATTCTGTTATTTAAATATCCCGATAAGGTGCTTTTATTTATTCTGTAATGTTCAGATGCGCACAGTAAACATGGAAAAACCTCTAAAGTTATAATATCTATTATTTGAACTGCCTTGGGGGCAAGCTCTTTAGTTTTACCGTACATTGGGTTATTTTTACCCTTTGCTGTTCCTTTTTCAATTCTACTTTTTGATATATTTTCAGAATGCTCTTTTGTAAAAGGTTTCCCCCTTATGTTTTTCATTCTTTTTTCTATAAGTTCCTCGCTCTGCTTCGTTCCATAAAGAGGGCTATCTTTTCCACTTATACCTTTTCTACCTTTCATTTTATTAGATTGGTTCTTTCGCCATTCATCTGTAGGTACTCTACCTTTAACACCTTCTCCACCATCTGTTAAGTTTGATAAAATTCCTGTATTTAGATTTCGTCTTCCATAAAGATTAATGAATTCAATTTCTTTTTGTTTTACAAAGTCGTAATCATCTGATTCTAAAATGATTTCTATATCATAATCTGCTTTTTCAACTATTGATTTCCAAAAATTATTTTCTCTGTGAATACAAAAAGCTCTGCTATATTCACTTTTTACTTTAGAATGTAATTTATCCAGTTTACTTCCTATTCCAATGTAAAAAGGTTGTCCTGTGTCTTTTCTTATGTGTCTATATAAATAATATTTTCCTATGTTTTCTATCATATTAATCCTCAAAATCTTTTTTAAACAACTTACCTAATGCGTTCCCGTTATAACAGTTATCTTTTCCAAAACAGTCGCATAAAATATATTTAGTCTCCCACGCTGTCATTTGCTTTCGTAATCTGCAAAATCTTAAAATAACTCTTCTTATTTTATCGCCTTTCTTAATATCATTATTGAGTTCCACACAACTACCATTATAACTCAACCAAGTAGTGTTTGTCTTAGTTATTTTAAAAGTTTTTCTTTTATTTTCAGGTAATAATTTCTCTGTTGAAGTTAATTTCTTTTTAGAATAACTGTAAAAAGATTTTCTACCAATATAAAATTTATTGTTGGTGTCGTTGTAAATAATGTATATAAAACCTTCATGTCCTTCGGGTGTCTTATCTATATGGTCTATAACTGTATTGTTATAAGTCCACGGTATATTTTGTTTTTTTATTGGCATACACTACATTATTAATAATACTTTTAATATTCCCAATGCTAAAGTAATTATAATAATAGCGGGTAAAAAACTTTTAAATTCCTCTTTAATATTTTCCATATTTATCTTGTATTTGTTTATTCCTTTTTAAAATTATTTTTAAATGTTTTACTAATCTTACAGATTCTCTTTCTGCTTTATCTTTTTCCGCCGAAATTTTACCTCTTATAAAATTTAATTGTTCTTCTGTTAAATTGTCATATTTTCTAATAATATACAATCGCCATAAAAATCCAAAGTAATTATCTCTCATTCCTCCTTCAATATAGCCTACAATTACTATTTCATACAACGCCATAATTCCGCCAAAAAAGAATAAAAGAAAACAGCAAAAAACTTTCTCTCTTAAATTGTCATTATTAAAATTATCAAATAGATAACTGCCTACAAAAAGACTGTTTATTATTAAGTATATGTATATTAAGTGTGTCATTTAATTTGCTGTTTTTTAGCTTTTTGCGGAAAATTTACTTATTAAATAATCTTTTTGAGAAATAAATTTATTTGGTTCTATTTTTACACCATCTTTAATAAATAAATCAGATATAAATTTAGGAAGAATGTCACAACCATCCGAGTATAGTTTTATAGATTTTTCATCACTATAATTATTTAATTCTATTACATCATAAGTTATAAAACTGTCTGTATTATCCTCCTCAAAATCAACTCTGAATAGTTGGCTTTCATTATCTCTTGAAAAATAATACACACCTTGCTCTACATCAATAGATTCTGTAATTGTTTTTATCTCTTTAGATACTGTTATTTTCATTTTTTATTTGTTTTTTGCGCCGAAAAAAGTTAAAAAACAGAGGATTTTACACCTCTATTACATCTTTAACAACTGTTGTTTCTTTTTAGTTTTTTGCGGAAATTATTTAATTTGTCTGTCTCTACACAAGGTTATATACCCGCTAAGGTCTTCTCTTAAATCTGCGATGTTTATATAACTTTCTTTATAAAAAGCTCTTTGTATAAGAAATTCTTTGTACTCTTTTGTTGCAGCGGCATATTTTTCACTATTAGTTATCGTAGGTAACTTCTCATACATTGGTTTTTCACTCTCTCCAAATACATACTCTCCTTTAACCATTGAAAGTCCAATCCTGTGTTTTATTGCTGTGCTTTGCTTATCGCTGCGCATTTCAGAGGCGTGCATCATTTTTGTATGCCAAGGTCTTAAATCTGCCTTTAAATCTAAAAACCTTTGTTGGTATTCTAATAGTGCCCCATTATTTGAGTCACCAACTTTTGTAAAATTTCTAAAATTTTCTCTAATACTCTCGTAATCTGTTAGTATTTCTTTTAGTGGTCTCATACTAATTGTTGTTTTAAAAATTCAAAGTCTCTTGGGTTGTTTTTCAAATGTTCAATAAAACTTTCCACCCCTTGTATTGAAAGTTCCTCTGCATCCGCACTTGGAAATTTTACCCAAGCACCTCCTTGTTTTGCAATATCCGTTTCTATAAAAACTCTTGCATACTCGTCAATTTGATTAAACCCTCCATCATTGTAAAAATTAACATTAAACACTTCTGTTGGGTCGTAGGCACTACCCTTTGATTTTTTAATTCTTACATCTAAAGTGTGTCCAACAATATTTTTATTCTCGTCTAAAAGTATCTTCTTTTTAGTTAAGTCTATAAAAGTATTCATCATTGTACCTTGCCATTCGCCGCGAGAAAGTGTGCGATTATCTCCCATCATAGTTCCTGGGTCTTTTTTGTAATGTTGTAAACCAAGTAGGCAAATATCTCTTGGAACAGCATATCCTTCTATCAAGGTCATTCTTGCACCCCATCTTTGAGCTTCTATTCCAATAGTGTAGTCACTTGCAGATTTTTCTTGAACAACTGTTGATTTAAATATAGGAACAGAATCAAAAACAATAATTCCAACTTCATCTGCTTGTGCAAAGGCTTCTGCTTCATCTAACATTCTTTCTAAATTTCTGTGACGTATATGTATAAAATTATCTTTATTAATGCCCATTCTTTTAAAGTACGAATCATCTAAAGTTCCTTCCCCATCAAAATATACAGCAACTTTTCCTTTTGAAATTACATCTTTACAAGCTAAAAGAGATATAGAACTCTTGCCACTACCTCCTTTGGCAACAATACAGTTATAGCCGCCATTCATAAAACCTCCCGATATATAGTCAAGATATGGACTACCTGTTGAAGTCCTTGTTCTTATAACTTCTTTGTCTTTTAATAAAGAGTAATTATCTTGTTCTCTTTTTCCTTTATTTAATTTTTTTAATACCTCATTTAGAGTAGCCATTTATCGTAAGTTTTATAGTTTATTTCTTCTGTTACTTTTTCTAAAAGTTCTTTTATTATTTCTTTTTCTGCCGAAAAAATAGAAATAGATTGCAACTGCTCATTACTACCATCATATAAACTATGACAACCGCATTTACTAAATCTTCCCCCTAAATAAACCACGTTGTCATCGTCACACATTATAGATTTAAAAAAAGATTTTGGTAAACGGTGTGCTATTTCACTTACTTCCCCTTTTAATTTTTCTCCGCAATTTGCACAACACTTTGTTTTTGCAATTTCAATATGTCGTTTAAAAAAATCTGGTAAGCATTGTCTTTCTTCTTTACGTTTATCTAATGTTACTTTATTGTATTTTTTTATCAAAATTTCTGTCTTTTTTATTCTTTTTTCGCCAAAAATTACAATCAATAATGTTTTCTTAACTGATTAATTCTATTTTGTATATGTTTTGTTATCCAATTATATTCAAGTTTTATTACTTTTTTACCCCCGTAATCATAGTAATGTTCTAAAGGTAAGTTGCATTGTTCTGCAACCCACTTAGGATTTGTTTTTATTTTTAAATCAATTGCTTGGCAGATATATTTTCTAAATTCTTCATCAGCTAACTGTTGTATTTTTGGACTTTCTTTCCCTGACTTTTTTGCCGAAAAACCACTCAATAATCTAAGACTTTCATTTTGACTTGATAACCAATACCAATAACCTTCCACAGATCTAAAACTACCGTGTTGTGTTTCAATTGGACAATATGTAAAATTAGATAACCATTGACCTATTTCAGTTAATCCTTTTGAATATATATTTATGTGGTCTATTCCATCTACGCCGTTTATCATAATACAAAGGTAATGTCAATTTTCCGCAAAAACAAATAAAACAGAAGAAATTTACAAAAATAATTTTCTAACAGCTTCTCCTAATAACATATCATTAGACTGTGTATTAACTAGGAGTCTAATTTGATTATATATTTGTTGTTTTGTATAGTCTTCTTGACCTTTATTAAATAATTCTTGAAAAGGTTTCATTTTTTCAATAATATTTTTATTTTGTTCTTTACACTTACAACCTTTCTTGCAATCTCTATCTTTACAAAGTTCTTTAGGGGGGTTTATTTCTAACTCCGCTTCTTTTATTGTTTTGTAATTAGGCACTATGTTATCCATTTTGTTTAGTTTTTATATTTTTAGCTAGTATATTAATTATGTTTTATAGTTGTATTGTGAGGTTAATCTGACTGCGATGATGTGAAACGTTATTCTACCAACTATCGTAATCGGTTATGTCTTTATCTATTTTAAACATTTTAATTTTATCTTTATATCCCACTAAAGAAATTTTTGTTTTTATACCTATTCCACTGTGTGTAAAGTGATAAGTTCTTTTTAATTCATCGTAATCTCCGTATATTGTAAGTAGGGCACTAAGTATATTGTCTAAATTTTCTTGCTCTTTTTCACCTATTGTAAATGTTGTTTTCATTATTTTAAAATTTCCGTTATCTCTTTTTTGCGTAATTTAAGAGTTTTCAAATTCTGACGAATCTGTAAAATCCATATCTTGCTCACATTCTGTTATGAACTTTGTGTGTCTACTACATCGTAAGTCATTAAGAGTATATCATTTTTACAAGGATAAAATTCTCCCTTAATACCCTTAATAATCCAATCGCCAACTATTGCAGTCATTATCCCTTCAAGGGTTTTAATTTGCAAATAACTACCGCTTGAGTTGCTTTCGTTTGGTTCTAAAACAGGACTTGAATACACTACTCCGCTTGACCATTTACCAATATCAAAATCATTTTTACCTGTATATTGTATTGCTTCAATTTCAACAGGCTTCTTTTTAAATTTTTGTATCATCTTATGTTGTTATTTTTAATTGTTTTTCGCCGAAAAAGACTAAAAACAGAAAGATTATTTTACAAAGATAATTAGTATTTAACTAAGTT